TAATTTATCCGAGTCGATAACTTTAATTTTAACATCATCCATCGGTTCTCCTTTCTGCATAACTGCTTTTACCAATTTATTGCCTTATTAAATTCCTGCCTTTGTTCTCTCTCTGACCGCCTTGTGTAAATCATTGTTGTGTTTACACCGCTATGACCCATAATGTCAGCAAGTAATGATATGTTGTTGTTGCGTTTCAAGAACTCAACCGCAAACATGTGCCTGAAAGCATGTGGGTGCATTTTCTCAAGTTGTATCCCATAGATGCTTGCGTGTTTCTTCATCATGCTTGCGAATCCTCTTGAAGTCATCTTATTGCCTTGCTTGTTTGAAATCAGAAAGTCGCCATCCTCTAATTTGCCCCAAACATTTGCACATTCTTCTTTCAGCCTCTCAGGGATGTATATTCTCCTGACTTTTCCTTTTGTCGGCATTAACGCCGCTCCTTTATCAAGGTCTGCTTTTGTAAGGCTCAATGCCTCGCTGATCCGTGCGCCTGTCATTGCTAACAGTTTGTAGTAAGCAATCCATTTTTCATTTCCGTCTCGCTCTAAACATTCGATAAGTTGCTTGTACGTTTCAACATCCATGGCATTTTCGACAGTTGTCTGCTTTTGATACCGAATCCGCTTGACTTTTTCAACTTTTGCTCCGTCAAACTCTATCCACCTGTCTATTGCACACAAACGCAGGTTCACAGTTTTCGGGCTTTTTACCTCAAGCATTTCCTGTTTCCATAAAATCAGGTTTGCCTTGCTTATCACCGGATACTTTGTGAAAAAGTCATTCACAGCAAACACATAGCTGTTGATCGTATTTTCTGAAAGCTCTTCTTCTCGAAGCCACGCTTTGAAGATTGTTAATTTTCCCTCATCCATTTTTCATCCTCATACTTGTATGCTTTTCTGTATGGATTGTGTTCGCAGCTTACACACGGTTCTTTATGCCAGCTTAACATTTGCGCCCGGTTCTTCTCGCACTTCTGATTGCAGTAGCCATTGCAGTCAGGGCATGACGTTGGCTTTGTGTGTTTAAACGCCGGCACATTCTTTATTTCTGCTCCACAAAATTTGCAGTTCATTCTTTGCCCTCCTTCGTGCTTCTATCGTGTTCGGATGATCGTTGCAGTTTTTGATGTTTCGTGCATAAATTCCGTAATGTCTTGCGCAGACCTTTTTGTCCTGCAATACATCGTTGCCGCAAAAGTAACACTTTCCTGCCTCTTTCCATTGTTCTCGGATTCCATCATATTTCGCCCGATCATGCCGTTTTTGCCTGATATAACACTCATAACATTTTGATCCGTATAGACGTGGTTTCTTCCGGCACACAATACATAGGCCATTTGCTTTTGCCTCTTCTCTTTTCCGCTTTTGGTAATCTCTCTGCCTTTGTTTCTGTTCCTCTGGCCGGTTACAATATCTTGATGATTCCCTATACACATCGGTGCAGTATTCTTTCATGCAGTTCAAGCAGTCCTTATCACAACTCATGCTTTTCTCCTCAGCGCATCAATCGCCGCCTGTCTGCTAATTAAATCATCCATCGGTTCTCCTTTCTGGATAATCGTCATCCGTAACGTTCCTTTTCTCCCACAAATGACAGAACCCATCTTTCGGCAACGCATAATGTTCTTCTATTGGGCATCTTGTTCTCCCATCTGCATACCATCCGCCGTTATTTGCTGTCCTGCCACAATTAACACAAGTGCGTTCTGGCTGTGCGGATGGCAATGCATTTACCACATCTATGGCTCTTTGCGTATTGAAAGAAATTCTTTCAAGCGCATCAATCGCCGCCTGTCTGCTTATACAGTCCGTGCCAACCTCTGCCAAGTTCGTGCCAAGTTCGTTATTATCCATCCTGTTCCCCTTCCTCCAAAAATCACCCGCCCCCGCAGACTGGCGGGCAATCGGTTATCCATTGAATTTTATTCTTACCGCGGAAGGGTTCTCTCCTTTCTGTGAGCCGTCCCACATTTTAGGGGACTTGTGTTAATTGACATGCTTAACTCTGCGGGTATTGATAACCGCTTACGCGGGTACGGTTCTCTTTCTGTGCATCATTTCGTTTACGTCTACTCCAACTTCTTCCAGAGCTGCTTTGCAGATCCGCTTCGGGGTGTCTTTATATTCTTCCTCGATTTCTTGGATCTGCTGATACACTCTCAGGCATCTGTCGTAACCAAATCCGTATTTCCTATGCAGTCCGATCAGGATACATGCCATGATACTGGGCTTTACCCATTTGATCTGTTGCTGTCGCATGTACAGCCACTGTTCCTCGGTCATGTCCCCCAGGCTTTCGCCGCTGAGATATGGCACATCCCTCCAGCTTGTGCCGGAACCGTTCTGCACTTCGATCCCAGTTTCGGCTTCGCACATCTTGATGATGCTTGAATCATGGTCTGTGGCGCATTCCTGCCAAGCGTCCCAGGTAACATCTACCAGTCTTGTGACTGCGGTCTTTTTCATGTTCCAGTTGCGGTACATCGTAAGGGCAAGCCCCGAATATAATACTGCCGCCCATTTGTCCCCTTCTTTTTCCAGTTTTTTGTATGCTTTAATGTGCGCCTGTCTTCGCATACTCCCTCCTTAGTTAAACGGAAGATTGTCCATGTCAATCTCTTCATCCCATCCGTCAGGAATGTTCATGAATCCATCCATGCCGTCCTCTTTGTTCTGCGTGGGCTTCTGCTGACCGCCCTGTGATGCCTTGCTCTCTGCGAACTCCTGATCCTCCACTACTACCTCCGTAGTGAACACCTTCTGCCCGCTCTTGTTCGTATACGATCCGGTCTGGATACGACCGGTGACTGCCATCTTCGTTCCCTTCTTGAGATATTTCTCAACGAACTCTGCTGTCTTGCCGAAGCAGACACATGGAATGAAGTCTGAGTTGTTGCCGTTGTTATTGCTGTTTCTGCTGATCTTCCTATCTACTGCCAGCGTGTATCTTGCAATGCACATCGGCTCATTGCCCTGTGTGTATCTCACATCCGGGTCCTTTGTGAGCCTTCCCATTAAGATTGCTTTATTCATTCTGCTTCCTCCTCTATCCTTGCTATTCTTTTTTCAATCTTTGCGATTGCTGCCTTATGCTTTTCGGCCTCACGATACAGAGCGATCTTCACATCATCTTTTCCTTTTATTGCCGACATAATTCTGGCTTTGTCTTTGGGATTCAGCGGAGTCCTCATCAATCGGCTAAGAGAGCATCTGTGTATTCCCATCTTTTCTGCAATTTCTTTGTATGTCAGCCCCGAATCACTGACAGCCATTCTCACGTCAATGTTTTGCAAGCTCATTCCTTTTCCTCCTTTGAAAACAGTCTTTTCAAGAAGTGCTCAACCTCGTTTATTGACTTACATCCGATGCCTCTTATCTTCTTGATTTCCCCGTCCGTGTATGCTCTGTACAAATCTCCTACAGTCACCAATCCCCACCGCTTCAACGAATAATAAGTGCGTGTTGATAAACCCCTTGCGTCTATTGGCCTGCTCATTATGTAGGCAATCCTTAAAGTCTCTTCCGAAATTTCTTTCATACATTCCCCCATCCTTTCAGCAGTTCCTTCCACATCCCAAAATCAAGAGGGCAGTCTGTAAACTCTCCATTCTCTTCACCTACTATCACCACCGTGCCGGCAATGATCGTGTTCACCGGATAATTACCAAACTGGAAATTTCTCGGAAGGCAGCAGTACTTGCCATCTTCATTGATCAGCATTGCCACACCATCACAGATCTTTACTCTCTCAATGTACCCTTCCACGGTCTTCTGCAGATTCTTCAGCGAAGGGCTGATGTTTGTTACATGGCCATATTGCTCGTCGGGCCTTTTGATGATCGCGCGGATCTTCGCGCCATTCGGTCTGCTCATAGATAATTCCTCCCATATCTCTTCATGAATGCTTCTCTTGCTTCGGCCTTATTTAAGCCATTCTGGGCCATTTTATCCTCGTAAGCCTTCTGCCCTACCTGTCTAAGCCTTTTCATTGCCTGTGCGTCGAAATGGACGCCTCTGGGCGGTATATTGTGACAGTAGGGGCAGAGATAAACGACCAGCCCGTCTTCATCGGAGAGCCTGCGGTTAGCCGCTCCGAATATGTGATGGGTCTCCGTCATATCGTACCGCCCGCAGAGGAAGCACTTTCCCTTTCGTGTATCAAGAATTGATTTTGCCATTGTTCAACCTCTCTCTCAGTTTTTTCATCAAGTCCTCCGGTGCTTCGACTCCATCTCCCCTTTTTTCCTCAATCAAATCCCTTTGGGGAGTGCCAGGAATCGCGGGCTGTGGTGGTCTTACAGAAATTGGAGTGATCTTGTCGATCATTTCCCTCCTCTGGTACTCTTCAAACCTCTTGACGAACATGGGCCTCTGTACACTCTCTAATGTTTCAAGGGAAGTGTTGCCCCACTGCCTGAATGTGGTATAGCCTCCCACGATCTTCTTTGTGATGTCTGGCAACTGATCCCATATATCCTCTGAGTTAGGCGCGTATGCCTGTCTGAGTGCACGGATCAGTTGATTCCATGCGTTAGGTGCCATCATCGGAGCCGCATTGCTTAACCGGTATGACAGTTCCCTTATATCTGCAATGGTCGGTGGAAACTTGTGTGTCATGATGTAGTTGGTTGCGGCCTTGTTCAGCGTCGGATACGGAATGTCCTGCAGTGCGGTGTACCAGAGATTCAGCGCATATTCATCTTTGATGAAATTCTGCTGCGGATATGCGGTGGTCAGTCCTTTCATTACCACTTTGAAGTCTTCAAAAGATACCCGATTCTTCATTGCTCTTCCTCTCCATGTTTGCCGCCCACTGGTCGATCATGTCGAGCTTGCTAGTCGGCCTTGAATTTTCTATCTTGTCCCAAAACACACCTTGCCATCCGCTCTGAATGGACTTATCAATACATTCAATCACAGCAATTGAACCGTGAATCTGTTCCTGATTCTCCACCTGTTTCACAAAGCTCTGTATGCTTCGCTCTGACTTGTACGGTTTTTTAATCTCTTCTCTGTATTCCAGGAAGTCCAAGACCTTTTCTTTCACAGGTTCAGATAGTGACGATTCCGAAACAATATTATTTTTATCTATTATTATTTCTCTATTCTTGTTATATCTTTTATTATTACGGTCAAGTTTTTTGACCTCCTGTGGTGAAGTTTTTTGACCTCCAGTGGTCAAGTTTTTTGACTTCTTGCAGTCAACAAGTTCGAGTATTTTTTCACCATCCACAGCGAAATATCTCTTTGCCGGTATTCCTTTTAATTTGGTTTTCAGTATTCCGGCTTCTTCCAATACTTTTACAGCTTTTGACTGTTGATACTTTGTGAGATTCGTGCGATCTTCAATCAGTTCGACCGTTTCAAAGAACATGCCATCAGTCAACATTCCATTGTTTTCAAAATAGACCTGTGAAGAAGCAAGCTCAGCAAGAAGTATCGCAGCATCGTTTCCAACTTTTTTGGCAATGGCCATGTTAACTGTCAAAAAACTCGACGATGCTATTAATTGAAGCACGTTCATTCTTCTCCTTCCTCCAATCTATACACCGCGTACATTGCCCCGTTTTTGGCTTTTCTCTTCTCGGTGGTAATGTTGTACCCCTGTCTCCGTAAGTCGTGAATACGGCCGGACAAGCGCGTTATTTGATACAGATCAAACGCCTCCAGGGATGTTATCTCCCCGTTCTGCTTGATGTGGTTCAAAACAATTTCTGTTTGTGTTTGCGTCATAGCCTTTACCCCTCGCTATTTTGTAAAGTGTCATAAAATCATCGAATGACATGCAGACCATGATTCCTTTCCGGCTCCGTTTCCAGAAAACAGCCGGCATTCCATCCTTACGTTTCTCAGCTTCTTCTGTTGCCTGCTGAAGGGCTGCCCACGGATTCAATCGCTCAACTGCTTTGGCTTCTATGTGAATGCCTTCAAGCCCGATCACATCAGACTGTTTGAACTGCACATATCCTCTGTGTGTATTAAATCCATACTCATTGAACAGTTTTGACAATTCGCGTTCAAACCTTGCTCCCTTTTCCCGGGATGACTTACCCTGTTTTCTCTTCTTTTCGTCCATGTTGTCTTTCCCATTCTTCAAGCGCCGCCCGGGCCTCTCGCGGCATCGGTGCTTGAAGTCCTAAGTCTTTCATGTCCTCGATGATGCCATCCAGGAGCACTGAGAACTCTTTTGTATCGTAGGTGGATGAACCGTAGTAGCAAAGCAGTTGAACTGCTTTCCTGCCGTTTACATCCACCTCTCCGACTACTTCCGTCTCTCTCCACAACCCCTTGAAGGTCTCAACTGCTTTTTCGCTAAGAAGTACATAAGTGTACTTTCCATACTTTCTGAGGGATTCAAGGTATATCTCCCATTTGTCTCTCGGAGGATTAAAGGACTTTGCGATCTCTCCGATGCAGTGCCACATAAGCGCATTTGCATCGAGGCTTCTTTTTCTGGTCTTCCTCACGATCTTGATCGACAGATCCTTGTCTTTCAGATCATCGATGCCGTAAAGGCTTTCATTGACTGCCAATTGCAGGACCGGCTTTGAAGTCTCATAATCACGGCTTATGCCGGTGATTCTTCCGGTGAAGTTCATTTCTTCTTCTCCATGCACTTGTTATAGACTGCCTTGATCGCCGCATCGCTCATTTCCTCAAGGGTCTTGGCGTGCATAGCCATTAGCAGGGTTTCTCTCACCTTTCCTTCTGGGTACGCCTTGGCGATAACTCCGAGCATTTCTGCTTTTGCCGGATACGCGGGCTGACCAGTGCGATCTATTGCAGGGTCTCTGTTTTGGTCAATGTATCTGTTGTCCCTTTCGTTCCTGTTCTCATCCGTGTCGGCATCCTTGGTATCGTCAATCAGCAGTAAGCCGTTGAGGGCATATTTGCGGGCGTAACTGGATGCCGTTCCCGTAATCTGACTGCCATCCATCCCCTTCTTTGCCTCTTCCTCACGTGCGTATGCCGTGTTGCTGATTCGTGTGCCGTTCTCAGTCTCATAAAACGATGCCGTTGCCTTGATGTAGATTCTGTCTCCTACCATCTCAAGCCCGTCCTCAATCACGATGACCGCACCCACCTCTGCGAGCAGGGGCTTTACCGCCGTGAGAATATCCTCGCAGGAACGGTATTTGTATTTTCCAAAAGAGTTGTACTGCCCTTTCGGGGCTTTCAGTTTGCTCTGCACAATCATGAGTTTCTGATAAACATTAGTAGCCATATCTCTGTCCCTCCAC